TAATAAACTTGCTAAAAATCCAACCGCGCTTTTAACTGGCTCTACACCTGCACATCTTTTTTTTGCTTGATCGAAACTTACTATTGGTGTCATATTGTCCTTTTCTATTGGTTTAAAAGTATCAATAGATATTAATCCAAAATAAATCGCGAAAAGTGTTATAATTGAAAATATTCCTGGTGCGGTTCCTAATTTAGTAAATGCGCTTGACACGACAAAAAGACTAAATACTGCCATAATTGGAAGTTTATAATACTTAAATATATCCTTTATAATCGTGCTTGCATATGCGGATTTTCCATCCATTTCTGCTTTATATGTTATGCACGTAAACGCGGCAAAAACAAACGCTAAAAATGACATAAAAAATATTACTGGCATTGCAAAGAAAAATAAAATAATAAATCCTATAACAAACGCAATTGCTATACCATAGTTAACTGGATCCGTAATTGTTACTTGCGACCATTTGGGTTCTCCAGAACCGGATTCGTTTGTATTTGTTTTAAAAAACCAATTCATACTTGCGAACCATAAATAAATTGCGTAAATATTTTGTGCAATTAGTACAAAGAGAGATAAAAACGCAACAATAAAAGGACCAAAAAGAACCAATAATATTTCAGGAAGACCATTTAACATATTTAAAATTTTATTTGTTGCGCCATAACTGAAACTTAGTAGCGATTCCATAATTTCAATTAAATAATTTGCTAAAAAGTTAGAATTACCTTCGCCTTTATATTCGCGAAACATATCAAGAATAGCATTTGACGCATTGTAGTCATTGTAAGGAAAACTCATTTTCATAGATACTTGGGGTTCTTGAAATGTGGTAAAAATATTGGTTTGAATGGGTTTAATTTCTGGTTTAGAATTCGTATATGGATAGCATCTTGTGTCTGTTGGTAAAATATTGGATTGTGCTAATTTACACGAAAATATAATTAGACCACCAATAGAAAAATATAAAATAATTACTATTAAGGTGGCTATTATAGATACAATAAAATTCTTAATATTAATTAAATAATCGCTATTTGGAGTTCCTGATGTTTCATTTCTTTTATCATCTATTGCTGATGAATCTGATGTATCTGACATTACTTATATTAAAATGATATAAAATTTTGATTTATTTACTAAATCTAATATTTATATTATAATTGATTTTTATATAATATAAATATATATGAGTCTAACTCTTGAAAACTATAAATTTGTATTTTATATTTGCGTTACATTTATTTTATTTGTTTTATTAATGCAATGGTTTCAATATTTAACAAAAAATAATTATATTATAGAATGTTTTACAAATACAATGGCGGAAAGCAGCAAAACCAGTCATACAGTTAATTTACCATTAACAACCAGTTATAGTTGTAAAAATTTCTGCGGTCCTACTGCTAGATGTTCTGTAACCGGACAACAATGTTTAAGCGATAGTGACTGCCCTGGTTGCCAACCATATTCACCGCCTTTACCTAAAACAAGTGCGTCTGTTCCCGCTGCAAATGACGCTGGAAAATTAACTGTTGGTGTTACACCTACATATTCGCCTTTAACAAGTGGTTATGGCACACATGAGTTAGTTATTACTAAAGATTTAAATTCTAAAGCACCAACAGCTGCGTTTGGCGTAGATATTTGGACGAAGGATTTTGAAGAGTCTAAAAAACTATTTGATAAGCGTTATAAACCACCTCAATTACCATATATGCCCGATTATCCTAAACGTTATTCTTTAACAGGAGAGTTTCTGGAAGATGGACCTTATGCTTCAAACGCGCCATTACCGAAGGTTAAATAAACGTGTTGTTATTTTAAATATTTAATTTTATTATTAAATAAAATTGATAAAATTAAAATATAAATAAATAAGAATTATAAATATACAATGACAGATATTTGCTGTGAAGTTAATAATCAAATGGACGACCAAATTGATAATCAAACGGTGTTATCAGACATAACAGATAATACTACTTTATCTGATTTTGATAATAAATTTGCTGACATTTTCTTAAAATTAGAAAAAGAATTGAATTTACTCACAATTGAAAATATAAAAGAAAAACTTGTTGATTCGGGATTTACTTCAATTCCAAAAATGAAAAAAAAGGAGTTAATTGAACGCGTTTTGGAAAACTTTACTGACATTATGCTTTCTTTAAAAAATAAAAAATTAAATGAATTAAAAAGTATATGTAAACAGTATTGTATAAAAGGAATAACGTCAGCTAAAAAAGATGTACTAATTCTTCAAATTATGTCATATTTATCATTAAATTATAAATTTAGATTGATTGAATCTGATACTCAAACACAAACAACAAGTGAAGAAATTATTTCTCCTCAGTTATCTCTTATTGAACAACTTGAAAAACAAAAACAAGAAATTGAAAAAAAAATGCAAGAAGAAATTGAAAAAGCAAAAATTATTGAACTTGAAAAATTAAAACAAGAAGAAATTGAAAAAGCAAAACTTGCAGAAATTGAGAGATTAAAGCAAGAAGAGTTAGAAAAGGCAAAATTAGCAGAAATTGAGAAACAAAAACAAGAAGAAAAAGCTGAACTTAAAAGAAAAAAACAATCTATTCCTAAAAATGTAAGAATTATTGTATGGAATCACTATATTGGCGAAGACATAATTAAACATAAATGTTTATGCTGTAAAAAAGTAATTATTTCAAATACAAATTTTGAGGTTGGTCATGTTTTAAGTGAAAAAAATGGCGGCACTCACGAAATTAACAATTTAAGACCAATTTGCTTTGCTTGTAATCATTCGATGGGTGCTGAAAATATGGTTGATTTTGTTGTTAAATATGGATTATATATTGGTTAAACTTCTTCATCCTTTACTTCGTTTGAATCTGTATTAATTATTATTTTATTTCTCTCCATTTTTAAAAATAAAATTGTAACACAAACAAGCAAACTAAGACCAAATGCAGTAATTCTTATACTTAGATTTTCTAAATTTTTTTCTTCGTCATAATAATCATTATATAAATCAAATGAAAAATCGTCTGCAAAATTATACATATTTATATTTTAACTATAAATATATATTTATATTGGTTCATTAAATATAAAATATTAAAGAAATATATAATGAAAAAATCTAAAAAGCGTAGTCGTCGTTCATTAAAAAATAAAACAAAGAAATATAAAAGAGGAAAAACAAAAATGGGTGGTCACGAACATGAAGATTTGCCGCATTATCATTTATATATAAGGTCTCCAAGAGGAACTACTTATGAAATACCTGCACGATTTGCAAATACCAATTTAGAAAGAAATGTAGATGCAGCAACTATTGCAGATATTAAAGAATATGTTGAAAGCGAAGGTGTAAATAGAGATAAAGCCGGAATACAAAAACCATATACACTATTTTGGAAAGGTAAAAAATTAGAAGATTCAAATGTTAAACTCAGAAAAATTGTCGTTGAAGGAGAGAAATTACCATTGTATAGAGGAAATACAAAGGAACCTATTGTTGTTATATTAAATGAAGACATTGGCGACCCTGTATGGTTTGAAGCACACGACATTGATTGGAGAGATCCTAATACACCGCGTTAATATTTTAATTAAGAATAGTTTGATTATTATATAACTATATTTATATAATAATGAGTAATTTTGTTAACCAAGTAAATCTTCCGGGTATTAACCAATATGAAGATATTATTAATATTATAGCTCAAGCAAGAAAAATAATGATGGAACCAACAGGTAATAATGCGCGTGATAATTTAGCTGCTGCAAGTTATTTAGAAAGGTCTTTATCAGCTTCTGGATGGAATGAAGCATCTCAGGGAGGGAAGGCTGTATTAATAACAAATCTCGCAGCAACTACAAAAAGAGATTTAATAAACTACTTAGATGATGAAGATCCAAGTATGACAACTGAGAATACAATTCGTAATCTTATTAGAGATATAGATAATTTTTTAAATAATTTTATTAATACTAACGATATTGGTGCAGTTGAGGCTGCTGGAGGACGTCGTAAAAAATCTAGAAAGCTAAAAAAAACTAAGAAGTCTAGAAAATCTAGAAGATATAGAAAATAATAGTCGCTTAAAAGACTTTGTCCGAAAGCTTTAAACAGCATACATAAGCGCCGCATTACCACCAATAAATGTTACCATATTGACTCGTTCTTCAATTAAATACATATTAAAATTATAATCATAAATACGCCAAGTTGGTTTATTTATACCTACAATCTCTCCAGTAGTTGGATCGCAAATTGTTAACACTTGCGCATATGGGTCTACCGGCGGCACAATTGTAGTAAATTCAAATTGGACGTTAGTAAATCTACTCATATTCATTGCTCCTGATGGCTGCGTTGAATATGGACTCGTATCCAAGCAAAAGTTATAACAATATAATCCAGGCGGTGCTGCACCTGCTGTTCTTGTGTATTTTTCAACATAATTATATACTCCTGCAGGTAATATATTCTCTCTATATTGTCCGTCCAACAATATTCCAAGAGCCAACAATATTTGCTTTAAGTTTTGAGGATTATATATTCCAGATATATACAAACCACTTAACGTGCCATCTGGATTTAAACCTGGACCTAAAAGTGGTGGATTAGGTGGTGATGGTGCGGGATTTGGATAGTTACCTGCAGTTGATGCTGGGCTAACATCTTGCGGCATATAATTATAAGGCCAATTGGTGTAATTCGACCATTGATTACGTAAATTTGCGTCACTACGTTGAAAATAAAACATCCAACTGATTACCATACCAATGGAATCTAAATCGATTTTATTTGCTCCTGTTACATTGTAATAAGGTTTTTCATAAACTTGTTTAATCAAATATTTTTGCTCGTTCTTTGCAAAGATTTCCGCTTCATCATTCGAGAGAAAGCAATAAGTACAATTTAAGTGAATATCCGCATTCCAGTTTGTTCTTGTATCCACATATGAAGTTGGTCCCAATTCTTCGTCAGGTGGTGTTTGAAGAAATCTGTAAAACTGCATATAAAATTGGTTGAAATTGGGCGCGACTACAGGAAAATTATTGGTATAATCCATAACATCGCGAATTGTGAACCACTCGTTAATTGGTCTAAAAGTTACATTAATTTGTAATTCGTTATATTGTAAAGCAATTAAGGGAAATGCTTGCGTTGTAACAAGACTAAACCAAGAGCCAAGTGGAATATAAAGTATGCGTCCCATTATAGAAGGCTGCGCCCCTGCTGGACTTGTCGTATAAAATGCGCTAGGATATGCGTTTACACGTGCGCCGGAATTTGCTGGGTCGTTTAACTCTGGCACATTGCCTATCATCTCGTCAAATAAGGTCAACTTTTGCCCTGAAAAATCCCTTCTTGCGGAGTTTAAAATATATTGGCCGGAATATTGTTGTAATTGTTGGTTGCCACACGTAATTGTAATGTGGCTAATAATTTGTGCGCCTAAATTTTCAATCCATTGGAATTCATAGGGCGCCCAATTTGTGTAAACTGTGCTGCCATCTGCTTGCGGAACTGCTTGTGGTGGCATAATTGGACTCCATATATTAGGCAAATTTATAGAAATGTATGTATCCATAAGGAGATCCGCATAGCGTTTTACCTTAAATGTAAAAGTAGATTCAGTTGTGAGACCTAAAGATGGTGTGCCTTCGTAATCCAAACGAAAATTTTGCTTACCAAAGTTTGTGTATTTTTTATATGTTGCTTTCCAAAAAGATTTACTTGGATTTGAGTTAAGTATTACGTTTTGTTGCCCTACTGCGACTAGTTGCATTAATCCTCCAGCCATAATTAATATATATTAATGCTATTATTTAATTCTTAATTTCATCATAATATAATTTAATTATTCTTCTAAAATTAAAAATAATATATTATATTAGATAGTTATGTCAACAAATTCAACAGATTATTTAAGCGCAATAAAGGGTCTTGATGAAGATTTCCAAAGTTATGTTATAATTGCCTTTACATTTATTATTTTGATTGTATTTATTGGATATATGATTTACTTAACTAAATTAGAAAAAGGAGAATGTAGTTATATGAATAATTTATATTCATCCATCGATGGTAATATAAGACCTATTAATTCAAACGATTCTGACTGCAGCGGTAACTTATGTGATTATTATATTAAAACGGCTTACAACGCTTGCAGTGGTGGCAGTTATAAGAATGATTTCGTAGATGTTTGCAATTTAAAGGCAGTTATCGGTCAAGGTGTTCGCTGTCTTGATTTTGAAATTTATTCAATCGATAATCAACCCGTTGTTGCCACCAGCACAAACGATAGTTATTTCATTAAGGAAACATTTAACTCGGTTCCATTTGGCACTGTAATGGATACAATTAACGGCTACGCATTTTCAGGCGGAACTTGCCCGAACCCTACCGACCCCTTAATTATTCATTTAAGAATTAAAAGTAATAATCAAAAGATGTATACCAATTTAGCCACAATATTTAAGTCTTATCCAAATTTAATGCTTGGCAAGGACTATAGTTTTGAAAATTCTGGCAAAAATTTAGGATTAAATCCATTATTATCTTTTCAAAATAAGGTCATCTTAATTGTAGACAAAATTAATAATTCGTTTTTACATAATGACGAGTTTTTAGAATATGTTAATTTAACAAGTAATTCAATTTTTATGAGAGGATATAACTACTACAATGTTAAAAATAGTCCTGATACTCAAGAACTAAGTAATTATAATAAAACAGGTATGACAATTGTTTTTCCTGATAGCGGCAGCGCACCTAGTAATCCAAGTGGTCTTTTATGCCGCAATTATGGTTGTCAAATGGTCGCAATGCGCTATCAATTGGTTGATAATTTCTTGATGGAAAACACAGGATTTTTTGACGAAGGTGGATACGCATTTTGCTTAAAACCAGCGGCATTACGTAATCAACCTGTTACTATTCCAACACCAACACCACAAAATCCACAATATTCTTATGCTACAAGAACAGTGTCAACAGATTATTATAGTTTCAAGACTTAAAATCATAATTTTTCAAGATTTTTCGAGTTTCATTTATATTTATTGTAAAAAAAATAATAATTATAATTTGTATAATTATTATTATCATGTCAATACCTTATATAATTATAGAAGCAAGACCTAGCACATATTTGCCCTCTATTATCTATATAAAGGGAATTATAGAGGAATATAAAGTTAAAAATTATTTATTTGATTCGTTAATTGAATTTATACAGAGAGAAACAGCATTTTCAAATATAAATACACTTGAAAAGGTACAAATGTTTTGGAATTATTTTTATAGTAATGGATGTATGAAAAATAAACCTTGGGAGGCTTTTATAATTAGAAATGGTAATTGGGAAACTGTTATGTTTGAAAATGAAGAAATATTATATGGTTTATTAAATAAAAAATATAACAATTATGAAGAAGAAGCAATTAAAGGTGATATTATAATTGAAGACGATTTTGACTTTTATATCTCATCAGATGAAAATGGGGATTAATGGATTTTTCTTTTCTTATTCGAATCTGCAGACACATTTATCTCGTCGTTTTTATTATTATTATTATTATTATTATTATTATTATTATTATTATTATTATTATTATTATTTTTATTACTGATATATTCATCTAATTCTTTGTTAATTTTAATATTTTTAAGAACTTCATCTACAATGCCTTTAAGGCGTGTTTGAATAGTCCAATTACTTTCACATGCAATAGATTCACAGCATAAACAATCTATATTTTTTAGTTCTTTTAACGCAGCCTTTCTCTCGTTATTTGCATAAACCAAAATTTTAGAGTAGGGTTCGCCATTTAGTTCAATGGTTGGCGGCTTAAAAGGAAAAGATCTATGAAGTATAATTCCTATAACGTGACATTCAGCAATAACATTAATAACCGGAACTTTTGAATAGTCGTCAAATGCTACTATAAAAATAGAATATGTTTCAGACAAATCTTCTAAGTCCTTAATAAGTCGTCTTCTATAAACATTGCCGCAAAAAGAAGCAATTTTATCTGATAATTCGGGTTTTAACACAGGTTCTAATATTGATGTCATTTTATTTATTATTTATAGTGTTATCCTTTTAAATTTTGATTAATATATATTATTTTTTTTTATATTAATCTAACCTATATATAAGAAATAAAAATGAAGGAAAAAAACGTTTGTAAAGATTTAACATTTAACGATTGCGAATTGGCTATTTTGCGTATGGCAGTTGATAAAGCCGAAGAAAAAATGGCAAAACGTATTGTTAATTCAGACGATATTAAGCGTATTATTCATATTGTAGAAAACTTTATAAAAATGAAAAATCTAATTTGTTATGGTGGAACCGCAATCAATAATATATTACCAGAAGAAGACCAATTCTATAATAAAGAATTAGAAGTTCCTGATTATGATTTTTTCTCTGTTGATGCGTTAGATGACGCAAAGGCGCTTGCCGATTTATACTATAAAGAAGGCTTTACTGATGTTGAAGCCAAATCCGGTCAGCATCACGGCACATATAAGGTTTATGTTAATTATATTCCTGTTGCAGATATTACTTATTTGCCTAAGGAAATATATAACGCATTAAAACAAGACGCTATTCAAGTAGGCGGAATTTTATACACACCACCCAATTATTTAAGAATGTCAATGTATTTAGAATTATCCAGACCAGCAGGCGATATAAGTAGATGGGAAAAGGTAATGAAACGCTTAACATTATTAAATAAACATTATCCTATTACGGACATTAATTGCGGACAAGTTGAATTTCAAAGAGATATGGAGGTTCCAGATTTTGAAGATAAAATATATGACGTAATTCGTAACACATTTGTTAATCAAGGTGTGGTGTTTTTTGGCGGTTATGCGCTTTCTCTCTATTCTCAATATATGCCTAAGAATCAAAGACGCAAAATTGAAAAATTACCAGATTTTGATGTTTTATCCAATGATCCTGAAACAACCGCGCAAATTGTTAAAGAGCGCTTAAAAGACGTTGGAATTCATAATGTTAAGATTGAAAAGAGAGAACCTATTGGTGAAGTGGTTCCTCTTCATTATGAAATAATGATTGGTAAAGATAGTGTTGCGTTTATTTATAAGCCTATTGCGTGTCATAGTTACAATAATATTAAAATTGCAGGACAAAAGGTAAAAATTGCCACAATAGATACTATGTTAAGTTTTTATTTGGCGTTTTTATATGCGAATAAGCCTTATTATAATGATTTCTTAGAAAGAATTTTATGTATGTCAAAATTTCTTTTTGACGTCCAACAAAAAAATAGACTTTCACAAAAAGGTTTATTACGTCGTTTTAGTGTTACATGTTATGGACACCAAGAATCTGTTGAAGAAATACGCGCACATAAAGCGGAAAAATATAAAGAACTTAAAAAATCTGGCGATAAAAATGCATTTGAAGAATGGTTTTTGAATTATAAGCCTGATGAAATTAACTCAAAAAACAAGAAAGATAATGAAAATGGAGAGAAAAAAGAAAATGGAAAAAAGAAAAAGGAAAAGAAAACTGGTAAAAAAGCTAAAAAAACTAAAAAGAAGAAAGGTATTTTGGGCTTATATGGCGGCAAAACATGTAAAAAATATTATTGATCGGGATAACAAACATCGCCATAGCAATGGTCTAATTTATCTTGAAATGTAACACGCTTTCCTGAGCCACCAAATTTGGTATATAAAAAGTATCCTAATAATAGAACACCTATAACTGCAAATACGTACATATACATAGAAGAATTACTTTCGCCACCTTCTTGCGCAACATTGTTATTTAATGCAAATGTTGAATCAGTAATATCTATTTCATCCATTTTACAAATAGAAAATATTAATTGTCTTAAATTTAAACTAATTTTATAAATAAAATTTTATAAATACAATTATAAACAATAGTTCTCTAAAAGTATTACAAAAATATCATATGAAATTTTTGACATTATTTTATATGCTACATTTTCCTTAAATTCATCAGGAATTCGCGACTTTATAAACATTATACAATGTATAATATAAATACAAATCTTTTCAAATAAGAGTTTACAATTGTTAAATGCTATATAACTATAATTCCAATCATTAACATAACTACACATAGAAGTATTACATTCCTTTATAAAAAATCCATGTATATCCAACAATCCCGAAAGAATGCGATGAAAATTGGTTTTCTCATTTTTAACATTAAATAAATAACCTACTTTATCGCTTCCGTATAAATCTAAATACAATATTTTATTTTCTCTCTCTTTAAAAATAAATGGCACAATACCATCAATATATTTATTTTCATATAACAAATTACCATCAATTAAATAAGGAACATAACTGGATTTTATAACACTATTTATAATTTCATCTACAGATTTATAGGTTGATTTTACCCGTTTTTCGCCGGTTTTAATATTATTATATGAAATGAATAGTCTATTATTTACATTTTCTAATAAATTTTTCGGTATTCTCTCTTTAACATGTTTTTTAATCTCTTTTAAACATGACAATTGCATTTTATTCTTAAATTCATTGCTAATTATGTCATATAACTTAGGCATTAAATCTAACCCATCAATAAAATAAAGAAATGCAACAATTGAGCCCACACTACAGCCAGATATTCTATTAATTTTTATATATTTTCTTCTCTCCATTTCTTTTAAAAAATATAATGCGCCAACATGGTAACTTCCGTTAAATACGCCGCCGTCTAAAACTAAGTCAATTGTTTCTGGTTCCGCACGATTTTTAATTTTATCTGGTAAGTTTTCTATTAATTTGCTTATATATTCATTTATCATTTATTATAAATAAGAATTAACTAATTTATAATAAAACGTATTTTATTTTAATATTTTTACCTTTTTTATTTTATTTTCTATTTTCCAACAATCTATTTATAAATGACTCCTTTTCTTTATGAGAAACATACATATTAATTATTTCTGCAGGAGAATAAAAATGTTCTTGAACTTGTTGTAGTAAGTCTTTGTCAATATTATTTCCAAATAAATGGTTATACATTTCTGCAATTACATTATGACTTGCGTTGCTTAATTCGTGCGTAATATCAATTCTACCAGGTCTAATTAATGCGGGGTCTAATTTATCATAATGATTTGAAGAAATTACTAAAATTCTACCAGGTGTTTCCCTAATAC